AACAGCAATTTGCTTTTGAAGTCTGGTAATAAACTAGCCACTATCTCGGCTCAGAAAAACGTAATGGCTGATGCAGTTGTTACTGAAACATTCCCCGACTTTGGTATCTATGACCTCAATGAGTTTCTCGGTGCCATGTCCTTGTTTGAAGATCCAGAATTGACATTCAATGACAAGTGGGTCACAATCGAACAGGGTGGCAATAGCATTAAGTATTTTGCTGCAGACGCAAGTGTATTGACTGCTCCGCAAAAGGCAATCACATTCCCTGATCCAGAAATTGAATTTAACATGAGTGCAAATATGCTCAGTATGATTCAACGCACTGCTTCAGTACTACGTGCTTCTGACGTATCAATCGTTGGTGATGGTTCAACTATGAGCGTAGTTGTTGGTGACAAAAAGAATGCCACTGGTAACTCATATAACTCTACTGTTGGGGCGAGCGACAAGAAGTTTAAAGTTAATCTAAAGGTAGAAAACCTAAAGATGATTCCAGGTGATTATGCGGTCAGCGTTTCTAGCAAGAAGATCTCTCGCTTCAAAGGTGCTGGCGATTTAGTTTATTATGTAGCAGTTGAGGCAGATTCTTCGTTCGAGTTTTAAGATGAAGAAGATTATTGTTCTTGGTGGTGGAACTGCTGGTTTAATTGCTGCAATAACATTAAATAAAGCATTCCCAAATTACTCTGTCAAAGTTATCGAATCTGATAGTATTGGGATTATTGGAGTAGGAGAAGGATCAACTGAACATTGGAGACGTTGGTCTGAATACTGTGATATTAATATTCGCGATATCATCAGAGAAACTGATGGTGCTCTGAAAAAAGGTATTAAATTTGAAAACTGGAATGGTGATGGTAAAAGTTATTATCACTCATTGGGTGAACCATTTTATACTTACAATCAACCAACCAATACTGATCCATTTATTAAATCTTTAATCATTAATGATATAAAGACTGAAGATGTTTTATTAGATACATCATTAGTTAATTATGGCGGTGGATTATTTACAGTAAACCAGTTTCATTTTAATACACATAAATTAAATTCTTACCTACATAAATTATGTTCTGAACGAAATATTGAAGTTATACAAGATACTATTTCAGAAGTTATTGTAAATTCATCTGGTGATGTAGAATCAGTGGTTGGTGATAAAACTAATGTAAAATATTCTGCTGATTTCTTTATTGATAGCAGTGGATTCAAAAGGATCATTGCTTCTAAGTTGGGTGCCAAGTTTATTTCTTATAAGAAATATCTTCCAATGAATCATGCTTTAGCATTCCCAACGGATGATATATCTGATTTAAAACCATATACTCTAAGTCGAGCATTATCTTCTGGCTGGAATTGGAGAATATCTACTCAAGGTAGATATGGCAATGGATATGTATTTGATGATAACTTTATTGATGCTACTAAAGCACACGATGAAATTCAATCCTTCTATACTGAAGAGGTTAAAGTTGCAAAAGATATTAAGTTTGAAGCAGGTCGTGTAGATAAATTCTGGATCAATAATTGCGTAAGTATTGGTTTATCGGCATCATTTGTTGAACAACTAGAAGCGTCCAGTATTGGCAATTCTATTCTGCAGGTATTTGGTTTATGTGATATGTTAGAGGGTTGGTTTATTGATAGATCTGTCGCTGAAGATTATAATGTAAAGTTCACATCATGTTTTGATAACATTGTTGATTTTGTACAATTACATTATATGACAAAGCGTAATGATACTGAGTTTTGGAGAACACTCCCAGAACGTATGACCAAAACTAATTTCGTTGAACAAAATTTAGAACTGTTTAAAAGGTCATTACCGCAAATGTATAAGTTTGGTGGTATGTACACTATGTTTAGTGCACCAAATTGGGCTCAAGTGATGGCTGGATTAGAGTTATATGATAAAGATTTTTTACGAGATCGTTTATTGGAAACTCATGGCGATGTTAAAGATGAACAACTAAAAATATATGAAGAATATCTTACTGAGGTTCAAAAACAATCTTACATTGATCATAAGGTTTTATTAGAACAAAACAAACTTATAGTAAAATTTGATCGTAATTAAATAATGTCTAAAGAAGTTGATGATTTAGTTAAGATCTTGGAGGCAATTGATTCTTTCATGAAAGAATTTAGTTATAATCCTTTTGATAATTATGCTTGGCGCGAAGTTTTAACATTCGACTATCTCAAAACCTATTATCCAACTATTAAAAAGTTGCCTGGTAGATATGGGGCTGATGGGTGTTGTTCAGAACTTAATCTAACATATATCGAACAAAAATCTACAAAAGCAAAGAAACGAAAAACGAGTTTAGACTTCAATGTCATTGGTAGTAAATATCAGATTGATATGTCAAAACCCTTAGAAAAGACATTCAAAGCAGATGCCTTTATATTTTCTTTGTTTGATAGTGATGATAGCACATATCCTATTCATATAGTGTTTGTTCACGAACCAGCAAATGTTCAGAAGGTTAAAGATTTGATTCTTGAAAAACAGAAATCATTTGATACAAGAGTTGTTGAAGAAAAGACTCATGCTCATATTGATTTAAATTATGATGAGTTGAGACCACTTGGTCAAATATTTGACAATAGAATGTCAAAAACAAATATTATGGAGTTTTTTTATGATTGATTTTCGTGATGACCAATTTCTGTGGGTAGAGAAATATCGCCCACAGACAATTGATGACTGTGTTCTTCCTGATGCTTTAAAAGAAACTTTTAAACAATATGTGAAGCAAGGAGAACTTCCCCATTTCCTGCTTTCAGGAACTGCAGGTATTGGTAAAACTACTATTGCAAAAGCATTATGTAATGAGATTGATGCTGATTATATTATGATCAACGGCTCAGAGGAATCAGGTATTGATACCCTTAGAGTTAAGATTAAAGGATTTGCCTCTACTGTATCATTGACTGATTCTCCAAAGATTATCATTATTGATGAGGCAGATTATCTTCAAGCCAATTCTACTCAGCCAGCCTTGCGTAGTTTTATTGAAGAGTTTTCAGCAAACTGTCGTTTTATCTTTACGTGTAACTTTAAGAATCGTATTCTAGAAGCGATTCATTCTCGTTGCGCTTGCATTGATTTTAAGATTGATGCTAAAGACAAGCAGGTTCTTCTTGGTCAGTTCTTCAAACGTGCGTCTCAGATTCTTAAGCAAGAAAATGTAGACTTTGATCAGAAAGTAGTTGCTGAACTAATCACTAAACACTTTCCAGATTACCGTAGGGTTCTAAATGAACTTCAGCGTTATAGTGTTTCAGGTAAGATTGATTCTGGTATCTTAGTTAACATGAGTCAAGAATCTTTCAAGGACTTGATTAAGTTAATGAAAGAAAAAGACTTTACCAATGTCCGTAAATGGGTTGGTAAGAATTCTGACTCAGATACTGTTGCATTGTTTCGTGAACTTTATGATACCTCAGTGACGTATATGGTTGCAGAAAGTATTCCTTCTTTGGTTTTGGTTCTTGCTGACTATCAATACAAGGCAGCATTCGTTGCTGATCATGAGTTGAATATAATGGCAGCATTGACTGAGATTATGGCTAATTGTAAATTTAAGTGAGACCTATATGCTTGACTTATATGATTGGTTACTATGGGTGGTTATTTGGTTTATGGGCGCAGTCTATGGTTGGTATGCAAGAGAACGCCATGCCAAAAGAACCATTGATCGTTTCATAACACAGTTTGTTGATGAAGAAGTAGAAGCTGTTAAAGATTCTATCATTCCTATTACTATTGAAAATCATAATGGTGGGTTCCTCGTATTTAATAAAGAGACTCATGAGTTTATGGCGCAGGGTGGGACACGTAGACAATTAGAAGATGCTCTTGCAAAAAGATTTCCTGATAAAAAGTTTGCAGCATCAACAGAAAACCTAAAGGTATTCAATGAGTCCCTTTGATTTTTTAAATGCAATAAACACTAGTAAAGAAAATTTATTTGAAAAGGATCCACAAGCAGGCAAGGATTATAAACCTTTCCTTATAAATAGAGGGTTATCGTATTTTCCAGATACTGTATTCTATGCAAACCAGATGAATCAACATCCGAGTTTGGATAAGGATATGCAGTTTTTCTTTTTCCTAAATATTATTTCAAGGAAGAAGAGGTTTAGTAAGTGGTCTAAAAAAGATACTGAAACTGAATCTCTTGAACTTGTTAAAGAGTATTATGGGTATTCAAGTGAGAAAGCGAATGAAGCATTAAAAGTGCTGTCCGAAGAGAACTTGATTATGATAAAAGAAAAATTATATAAAGGTGGAAAATCATGACTGTTGAAATGATTTATTACGACTGGACGCCAGAGTCCATGCTTGAAGTG